TCTATCCCACTTTCCACTATCTTCTTTAGTATTAATCGCATAATTTAAATCACGTAGGTCTATTCTAGTAAACACGTTTGTCTCATCATTAGAAGGATCAGATGGGTCTATAACTATCCCTGATTCAATTAATGTATTAGGTGGTGTATCTCTAGAATCATAAGGTGTAACAGGTGTATCCAAATCTTTGAAGAATGGTTCAAGAGTTTTGTCTAATTTATATCCACTACGTATTCCACCAATTCTATGTGCTTCATGTTGAATAACTTCTATCCTTTTTAGAAACATAACCTCCTCAATATTCTCCTGTTTTCTAGCTAGTGATGTATTATCAACAAGAACTGGATCTCTTAATGGGTCAACATTTTCCATATGCCAATAGTGATCCATTTCTCCCTCTCCAAAGAACTCTTGATTGCTTCTATCCCATCCGTTTCCCAGAAATATTCTAAGCAAATCTGGGTGGTCTTCCAACTCACTCATAGTTGTTGGTAGATCTCCATTTCTATCTTCAAAAACTGCCAAGGATGATAGACGATTTTGGGGATCAAATATTACTTGCCTTCTTCCATAATTAGATTGAAGACTATCGCTTAGTGTTAGTACTACAGGTATATGTGTTATATGCTCAAGTCTAGCTGCTTCTGCTCTATGTCTTGCTTGGTGTCCATCAATCAACCTTAACAAGACATTGAGTCTTATATTTACTGTGGTCATAAATGATCCCTCTCTTATTCTTTGTCTCCAATAATCCACTCTAGGTTTATTTTCTGCATCCTCAAAGTCAATATGCTGTGGATCGTGCAAAGACTGAAAATCTTCTACAGGCATTCTAATAAATCTTATATTACGAGAAGCAGCATCTTCAAAAGTATATCCTAATTCGTTTTCTAAATCTCTGCCACCAACACCATGCTCTGTATTTATATTATCTATAACATTGGTTATTGCTCTCTGATCAAATAACTGTTCTTTTTCTGGATCTATACCCTGCTTCTTAAGTTCTATTTCTATAAGATCATTAAGATTTTTATGTTCGTATCTTACTCCTCCTTCTCTTTCTCGTCCTTCTAAATATCCTGCATTTCTTACTCTTGTTTCATCTTCATCTGTTAGTAGCATGATGTCAACTTGGCTTAAATTGTCCAGCATTGTGTTAAGTATATGTCCTCTGATATCTGATATTGAGTGTTTATAGTTAGCCATAGGTATATCTATATTCCATTTACCTTTTGTACCCTCATCATTAAGAAATGGTTTTAAATCATTCCAATCTCTACCTATAATTCCTTCTACTGATCTTATTGCAGTTTCCTTCATAACTTCATATTGATTTCTATCAAGTTCTGTTCCACCCAGCATCTGCTTTTGCTCTCCATCTACATTCTCGTAATGCCATTTTGTTCCCCATAATAAATGCTCTGTAGATTTTAATGCATCAAACTGAGCACCGAGATCAAGAATAAATTCACTCTCCTGTTTTTCAGGTTTCGCTAAAGGATTAGTGTAAGGATCTTCATACGCTGATGGTTTATCTAATGATATTCCTTCCTGTCTGTATCTAGCAAATACAGTTGGAAATTCTTCTATTGGTGGTTGTCTTTCTATTGCTGCTCTTCCCAATTCTTCAAGTGGTGTTCTTGGAGTAGCCTGTACTTCCTCAGAGGTCTGTGTTATACCTAATTGCAAGAGCCGTTCACCCAAAGTCATCTCTTGTTTAAAACCATCTTCATTAATCCTGTATAATTTATCAGTATTTTGTGGGTCTGGAAACGTATTATATTCTGGTTTTGTAAAAGTATCTTTTTCTCCCCTTAATGACCAAACTACCTTATTATCTAATATGTGAGCATAAAGTCTCTGGTTCTCTCTTTGACCAACAGAGTGATCAGTTTCAAGTTTACTGTGAGGATCATTTCTTATGACATCAGCCTTGGATTCATAATGCATGATGACAAAATCATTCGCTATACTGTCTGATGGTATGCTCATTAAATCTGCCATGAAGTTTGCACCACCAACCTTTTCAAAATCTGCTACTCTTCCCTCTTCCTCTGCTGTTTCTAATTCTTGCCAGTATACATCTATTACATTCTGTTGAGTTTCTTCATCATCTGCACCTATACCCTCAACACTTGGATCAAATAACTTTGGTTCATCTGCTACTTTAGGTGGAGGTTTTTGTTGTGGCTCGTCTTCCTTAAGATCTTTTACAGGTTTTAATGTGGGCTTTTCTTCCTGAGATTGTATATATTCAGGATCTTTATCTGTCCAAGTTCTTCTTTTTCTAGCTCTTGGTTCTTGTAATTCTTCAGGAAGTTCCTTTAATGGTATTGGTTTTGGTGTTGGCTCTGGGTCAGGAGTATCTCCATCATCAGTAACATCTTTTTTTTTAAGCGTAACATTATGCTTTACTCTCCTCACTAACGTCACTGTCTACACCTTCATCCCATGTCTTAATTTCTGGAACATCTAATTCTTTATGTTCTCCACCTTGTCTTCCTCCTTTGTTTCCTCCTCCACCTTGAGTGTCACCTAATAATGAACCTTGCTCTGGACTTGGAGCTCTATGTACTTTACCATCTTCAGTATGAACTTCTGCACCCTGATCAAGTGCACCATACTCAGCAAGATGTGGCATATTGTGAAGTGTTATATGACCATGCCAATTCTTTAAATCAAATTCGTTTACGTCTCCTATGTGTTTACCTTCAAACATATACTTTCCTTTTATTCCAGTTTTCAATGAGTCAACCACATCATCTTCTTTAGTAACATATTGCAAACCCCATGTATTAACATTTGATAATGGAACTCCCTTCTTAATTTGATCTCTACCTGCTATCTTTCTACCTGTTATAGTTTCTTCTGGTGTTATTGGTGTATCATAAGCATTGTAAACTGGATTGAAAGCACCACCCTCACTTGTGTTTTCTACTCCTGTTTGTGTTTTTTTTTTCATTTCTTTTATGTGTTCATTAATATCTTCCTTTGCGTGTTCAAGCTCACGTATTTTCTTTTTATCTTGTTTAATATATTTTGGTTCTAATACTTCTATATCCTTTGATTCTTTCACTTCATTTGAATGGTGTGGTTTACTATTACTTCTTGGTAACTTTCCTACATCTTCTAATGAAAGATGTGGTCTATCTTCATAACCTGTTGATTCTGAGACATCTAATGGTGTATCTGTACTTACTAATACTTCTGCTGTACTGCCTACATTACCATACTTTCCTTCTTCTACATCTGATTTTAATTCTAATATTGTTTTTAATGTGTCATCTATACTTTTCTTTGGATGTTTTCCTCTAGTTGGATTTTTATCTTGTCTATGTTCTGCTTCTACTGCTGTATCAGATGATAGACCTACTGAGGGTAAAGCTTGTTTCAATTTTGTAGGATCACCAACTTTGTCCATGGCTTCTTCGTAAGTTAATCCTTCTTCGGCTTCATTTCTTGCTGATCTACTTTGCAGTGCGTGTGATTGCATAGGTTCTTGTGCTGAGCTACTAAAAGTATTTTGATCGTCTATATCTTCTGCTGATTGTTTACCTATAGTATTCTGTTGTGTTTGTGCAAATCCTGTCTGTGCATGATTTGCTTCTTCCACTTCTAAGTTATCTTTATCGTGATTTTGTTCTATACCTGTTGCTTTATCTGCTTGTTCTGTGTCTCCCTCATATACTGGTTTTAGTTTTTTAAATCCATCTGACTTTTCGCTTATCACTGTCTTTAATTCTCTTGGTAAGTCATCCCAATTCTTCTGAACAAACCTAGGACTGTATGCACGAACTTGTTGAAGTATATCAACCCTCTCTTCATCTGACATTTGATCCCATGTTTTATTAATTAGTATATCCTTAACGAAAAACGTGTCATTAATAGGAATATCATGAATGTTACCATCCTCTTTAAATACTGATACATATGTTCCACCCATTTTTACAACAATACCCCTATTCTCCACACCATTTACAAAGAAATGTATATCATCTCCTACTTTTGTATGCTGTATCTTGTTTAGGGTCATCTTCTTACCATTTCTAGCAGGCAATCCTATATAAGTTTCGCCTTTTTCTTCCTCACCCTGACTTCCCAGTCTTATCGGAGTTTCTTTATCACTTTCATGTTGATTAGCCATATCTAAATTACCATACCCACCACCATCTTTCTTAAACGGTTTAAGATTCATCTTTTTTATCCCCATTATCATCAGAAAAGTCATCAAGTATTGGCTGTCTTTTTCTTAGTTTCTTCTTCGTACCATCTCTATTTAATTTACCCCAACCTAGTGCTCCTAGGCTCTTCCTTTCTGGAAACCATTCATCTCTCATTGCTTCCCACGAGTTAGACAATAATGGCTCCTTCTTTTTCTTTGGTTTTTTCTTCCTTGTGGTAGTTTTTCCATCTACTTCTACTATTTCTTCATCTGGATCGTTAAATATTTCTTCTAGACCTACTCCTGTAGTGTTTGGTTTTTCTATCTCTTCCAGCTTACCATCTGTTAGTTCTTCTAATGATTCCTCCTTGCTTTCAGCAGCCTTATCTTCTTTTTTAATATGAACTTTTGGGTGCTCATATCGTTCTATTTCCTTTTCTCCAACTTCTTCTGGTAATATAAATATAACTGGTACTTCAATTTCTCTACCACCTATTCTTACAGTTTGAACAGGCTCTCCCTTATCATCGGATTTTGGCATAAGTCTTCTACAATTAGATAATATATAAGTTTAGTCTCCGAACAATGCTTTCCTTAGATTCTTGCCTAATTCAATGACATAGGCACCATCTCCACCTGCTACAGCCTTACAAGCTAATGCTAGGCTGTCTGGGTAGTCATCATGCTCATCTGATTTAATCTTCATTATACCTGTTTCTGTATATTCCCTTCTGATATATGATAATTGGTAGATTAACTTGTTGATATCATTGATTTTTACCCTGTGATTTTCAAATAATAAACGCAGTGTTTTGTACATGATTGCCTTTTCCTGCATGGTAAATACCACACCTCTGATTGGTAGACTCTGTTCTTTTACCAAGTCTACAAGACCACCACCCAAACCTGTTTCGTCTACATATACTGTCTCAATACGATAGTCTCTAACTATGTCTCCTACCCTACCAGCAATATCAACTATATTTGACTGTGCTTCTGCTTCAGTATGTATGACATAACAGACATCATTTTCATCAACTGCTATTACAGTGTATACTGTCTCATCTCTTCCTGTTCTTGCCACATCGACTCCAAGGTAATACCGAGATTTACCACTAGGTTTAGCATCAGATATTGCTTCTGTAAGCAATGCATTAGGAATAAGAGCATCACCAATATCTAGGAATTCTCCCTCTATCTCTTGAACATATTCATCTTTTGTTAGTTTCTTCATCTCTTCTAGGAATGTGGGATCTTCTTGTACCAGTGGGTTCTGCGTAGATCTTACGTGAAACTCTAGGTACATACCCTCAGGATTCTTTGGTTTGGAACCAATACAAGCTTCATAGAAATACCCTGACTTGCTGAATGGTGTTGATGTCAGCCATACCCTAGCATGAGTAGCCATACCAGATGGAAGAAATGCCTTTAATATATTAGTCTTAATGAAAGAACACTCGTCAGCTATGATTACGTGAGGCGAATAGCCTCTGAGAGAGACACCTGTTTCACCTGTAGCCCTAGTGATAATCTTGCTTATACCATTATTATCTAGAAATTTAACCCATAGTTCTGACTGTGTGTTTCTTACAATATATCCCTTGAGAAACTCATTGTTAATTACTAGGCTTCTAATTCTATCAAACATGATTGTTGCCTGATTTTGTGTAGGTGCTGCTATCACTATGGTACATTCCTTCTTTACTGTCTTTAGCATTAGTGGAGCAAAGAACGCAAAATGTATAGCCTTTACAGCAGTTGATGTGGTCTTACCAACCTGCCTTCCAGAACGATATACAATAAACCTTTCCTGACAATCCACATATTTTTTATTATAATCAAACAAATCATGGTCAAGAA